AGTAATCATTGGGGGTTTTCTTGGTATTGTTAATTTTTTCTCAACTTTTTCACGCACCATGCCAGGAAACAACTCTGTTAATACCCAAATCCACGCATCAACTCGGTTAGGAGATGCGTTTCCAATGTAGCCTTGCGTAGAAAATCCAGCCATCTCATCTTCAAGCTCAATAAATCTGCCACAATGTCTTATTTTACCTTGTTCATACAAAAGTGAAAAGGGTTCAGCACGAATTACCTTGCCGCGAGAAGCACTTACAGCTTTATATGGCGTTCTTGGTCGTGCAGATTGTATTACTTGCTCTACCATTGCACCACCAAAGTTGGATTCAGCTAATACAAGATCTGCTTTATGACGTTCAAACGCAGATACAACTACCTTTCCCCATGTTACAGGGCCAGCTTTAATCGTACAATCTTCTAATAAATAAGCATTACCATCTACACCCAAAGCACCGACCACGATTCCAATAGCATCGTTATCTGCATTATCAGTATCACCAGAACCGCTTGGATCAACACCGACAAGAACCCGTACAAAGTCAGGTAGACGTTCGTCTTCCACTCGCCATTTGTCAATAAATTCTTCCGCAAATAATTGATTAGGGTTAGCATCGGCAAACTCTCCTTCTAAAAATCGTTTTCGCAATCTTGCGCTTAAGTTTTTAAGTGTGTCTAAATAACCATCTGATAAATTTTCTTTGTTATCGTATGGATTAATTTGAAAATGCACATACTCGAACTCATTAGATATAACTTCTTTAGTATCTGGATCTCGATGTTGAATAAATAATTGATAAGTCCAATGGTTTTTATTGGGCGGATTGCAGTCAAAGTACATTCTAGGTTTAAGCAGCGTAGGATGCTTACCCTCAATAATCTGTTCTACTTTTTGTGCTAAACGTGTAATTGCTATTCCAACGCTAGGATAAGGTATCTGCGAACACTCGTTTAAATATAAAGTTACAAACTCCATACCTAGAATCTTCTCCGTACGTTCCTTGTCATCAAGGCCACCGAACCATATCTCTGAACCGTTCGGCAAGGTAATAAACCAATCAGTTTTGTTAATCTTGTACTGGATGCCTGGAAAACATAAATCCATGACCTTTGGAAAAGTGTCATAAACAATAGAGTTCTTAACTTGATTAAACCTAAACCGTAATATGGCATGACGCGATTTAGGAGCTTTCATTGCCCTTACGATAACTTGTCTAACAATAAGAAAAGTTTTGCCAGATCGACTGCCACCAAATAACATGGCATAAGTCGCGCTTCCATTGATTACATTTAATGCTTCTACTTGTTTATTATGTAGTTTCACGCATTTTCATCTTGAGGTAACAAGTGGACTGTTAATGCGCCACCGTCAGCACCAGTCAATTCTTGTTTAACAGTTTCACTCCACTTCATCTGTGCCTTAGTCCACCAGATCATTGCAGTAGTATCACCATTCTGAGCTTTATTGAATAAAGAGTTAGCGATTTTAGAGCTTGCTTCTGCTTTGCCAAGCGCAAGTTCTTTCTCATAATGTTTTCGTAATGTCTTAGAATCAAGTATGCCAACTAAAGCGCATATCTGTTCTTGTGGCAAACCTAGTCCACTTGAAGTCTTAACTACTTCTCTTGTAACGTCAGTTGGTTCGTGAGCTATCATCGCTTTTTATAATAAGGAAATGCTTTTTAATAGAATTAATCAATAACTAATTAAATCAATAACTTATGAATTTAATTAAGTTTCCTTAAAATTATTATATCTTAATTTTTAATTTTATCTAATTCTTCTTGTATCTTAGTGGATACATTTAATAGTTTTTGTGCTAATAATTCGCCTCGTTGTTGTTCAAGGCGATTGCTGGGTACGATCTTTACCATCTCTACCCATGTTAGATAAAACTCTAATAGTAAATCGTTCATTTTTGTACTACGTCTAAAATTTCAGTTTTAACTTCAGTAATGTTTTGTTTTACTTCTTCAACTACTTTTTTTTCAACATTAGCAACTTCAGATTCAGCTTGTTTTACATGGTTTTCAACATGGTTCTTAAAGTAATCAACAAGTCCACGACTAAACCTATGTGGTACGTCATCAAGATACTTTAATATTTCGTTAATTTGGTCAATGTGAAATGGGATCATCATTTCTTTTTATCCTTTTTTGACGCTGCTCGTTGTACGTTTAATGCTATCGCTACTGCTTGCTTTTGTGGTTTTCCTGCTTTGATTTCTGTTTCTATGTTCTTGTCTATTGCTTTTTTCGACTTGCTTTTGATTAATGGCATCTTGCATTTCCTTTGGAACTTCGACAATAAAACGGTAATCAACTTCTAATTTGTCAATTTTAACGTCTGACATTTGAGTTTTATACCAACCAAAATGATTCATTAACTTTTCTAATATACTTCTGCTATCTAATAATTCAATATCCATTAGCAATTCCAGTTTTTTAAAGATGCTTTGGCTCGTTCTGCTGGGCCTTTAGCGTTTTTAACTACCCCTTCCATCCGCGCGCAAAAAGATTTCTTACGGCCTTCGTCTTTCTTTGTCTTTGGATTTGGAGCTGGTGCTTTTAAATTACTTCCATTCTTTTCGTTATATTCCTCACGACCTTTAGCAGTCATTCCTGCACCTTTGTCAGTAGGATTATATGTCTTACCCTTACCAGTTGTTTTATGTGGTATTGGTTTGTCGTGCTTTTTCATTTCTTAGCAGTCTTAGCTGATTCTTTAAACGCTTTGGCAGTTGGCGCACCTTTAGTACCCGTTTTTCTCATGCGCTCAACTGGCTTACCTTCAGCTTTTTCTATCGAAATACGTTCTTTTTTACGATGAATATTAGCGTAAAGGCCGTTTTTCATTTTTACTGACCATGAATAATTGCTAAGTTTAATTTAACTGCTTCTGATAACGAACCACCAGAAATGTTATACAAGCTAATTGTTGCAACACCTGTACTTATGTTAGATACAAATGCAGTATAAGTACCAGCAGTAGCAATACCGCCAGATACGTTTACAATTAACACATCTCTTGCAGATAATAATGAATTGTTTAATGTAAAACTAACAATTGCGCCAGCAGCCAAAGCAGCATTATTCATAGTAATCTGAATATTGCTTGTATTAGCAGTTACCGCTGTCGATTTGCTAGTTGCTTGAGTTACTGAACTTTCAGCAGCTAAAGAATATCCAATTTGTTGATTTGCAAAACAAGTATCAAATACTGGATCAGTTACTGCTACGCCTGTATATGCCATGATTATTTTCCTGTAATTTTTTGTAGGTTTTTCATTTGAGAAGCAGCAATTTTCTTTACTGCCATCATACGTTTTTTGTCTGCTTCAACTTCTCTTGCGCGTGTAAGACAAGCCAGATCTTCTCTAGCTTGCCAATTAGCAACTTCGGTATTTTCAGTTTTAACGTCAGCAGCCAACTTTAATAAAGATGGTACTTTTTTGGTAGCCATTACTTGCCTCTGTTACCAGAACTGACGTTTGATTCCTTAGGCATTGGCACACCATTTACGCGAACTGGCTCAGGTTTAGGGCCAGCAGGTGGTACAATCATTGGCTTATCACCAACGCGGCACTCATTAGCATAATCGGCTGCACGTTGTAAATGACCAGGATCTTTAAGACCCATTTTGCCTACTTTATCTTTTTCAGCAGTTGATTCATATTTCATTTTTTTGCTTGAATCAGACATTTCCTTAACATCATAATCTTTCATTTTTTTTCCTTTGCAAAGAAATCTCACCATTGAGATAGTTTATTTTACTATAACTTTATTGCAAATCAAGTAATTTTATTAAACGAATTGCGCCACCAACATCATTTATTCTTACAACAGAAGAACCTTTCCACTCGCTCATAAATTTAAGCTGCGCTTCTGTAAATTTCTTTTTTTCACTGATTTGATCTCAACAAGACAAGTAATATTGTTGTAACCTAAAACAATGTCTGGAAATCCTCGACCAATTCCAGATGCGTCAAACACAGTTGCACCTAAATCACGAAAAGTCTTTACAATTTCTGTGTGGTTTAAATCCACTTTTTTTGCGTATGTCATTGTATATCAATATAATTATGTTATAAATCAGTATAAACCATCTAAGGGCCAATTATGCCAGCAGCACTTTGTAGCGATGAAGATTTTATAAGTTTGTGGCAATCTTTAAAATCAGCCACAAAATTAGCTGATTCATTAGGCATAGATAAAAGAAATGTTCTTAGAAGAAGAAGAAATATTGAAGCTAAATATAACATTCAATTGCTTACAGATGAAAAATTTTTTAATACTGTAAATATTGAAAATGTTAAATTACAACATAACCGCAGATTAGAAGAAACCCGACACAATGTCCGAAGGGGTACAACATTAGAAAAAGGTCGTGTTTTAGTTTTTAGTGATGCTCATTTTTACCCAGATGATGAAACCACCGCTTTTCGTGCATTGTTAGAATGTATAAAGAGTTTCAGCCAGAAGTTATTATATGTAATGGTGATGCATTTGATGGCACAACTAATAGCCGTCATAGTCCAATCAATTGGAATAAAGCACCGTCAGTTATAGAAGAATTACAAGCAGTACAGCATTATTTAGGTGAAATTGAAAAAACAACTAAGTTTCACAGTAATTTAATTTGGTGTCTTGGAAACCATGATGCTCGATTTGAGCAATTTCTTATCAATCAAGCACCAATGTATGCTGGAGTGCCTGGCACATCTTTAAAAGATCATTTTCCAATATGGAAATCATGTTGGTCATATTTTATTAATAACGATACTCAAATAAAACACCGTTGGAAGGGTGGTAAATATGGTGGCGCAAACAATACATTACACTCTGGTTTAAATATTGTTACTGGTCATACTCACGTTTTGTCAGTTGACCCCTATACAGATCATTCTCCACATTTCAAAAATGGGACTCGTTATGGTGTTCAAACAGGAACATTAGCTTATCCTAAAGGAAATCAATTTATAGATTACTGCGAGGATAACCCTGTCAACTGGCGATCAGGATTTGTATTAATGACTTGGCATAAATCCCAGCTTTTAATGCCAGAAATGATCCAAGTTTATGATGAAGAACAAGGTGAAGTGCAATTTCGAGGTAAAGTGTTTTCTGTATGACACCTACATCAAAAACCCTTGAAGCAATGTATATTATGCTTTGCCAAATGAAACCCTTTAATCATTGGGAAATGCCTAATACAGCTTGTATAAAGTTTAATGTAACGTCTGAAGAAGATGCCTATGGCACATATATATTTGATGATGATATGCACCTTATAACCATTTCTAAAGCCAAATGCAGCCATTTTGAAACCATACTTAAAACACTAGCGCACGAAATGATCCACATGAAGCGATACCGTAATAAAAATTGGGATAAACATGATGCAGTTTTTAGACGTTATGCAACTGCTGTGGCCGATGAATTCGGATTCGATCCCCTTGAGTTGTGATTTATTTTCTAATCTAAACCTATAAGTTCCATTGTTTTCTGTAATAGGGCTTGCTCGTCAATTCCGTAGCGAGCCTCAAATCCTCTTTTCCCAAGTCCGTGAATACCACTATTTCCTCGATGATGCTCTGGGCAAAGTCCGATAACTTCTCTTTGGTATCTTGGTATTCCATTTTTTTGGATGTGGTGGATTTCGCTTGGTGTCTCACCGTATCCAAGATGCCTACAGAGGCAACATCCCAATCTTGCAATTTTTCCATATAATTCTTTTTCTGCTTTTTTCAACGTGTTAGTTTTTCTATTTGTCTGTTAGTTGCTTGTTCTGTTCTCCAGACCTCAATTTTCATTTTTGCTGTTTCTATTTTTAATTTTAAGGATGTATATTTTATACGAGCTTGCTCAATTTCTTCACAAAACTGTATATATTCATCAGAAGCATACGCATCCATTTCTTTACCAGCTACCGATGTCTGTGTGCTTTCTTTCATCTTTAACGCTTTAAGAGCTGATTTATAGCTTTCTAAAGCAGATAAACGACCATCGGCAGCAGCGTAGTCATCAATAAGATCGACAATGTATTGAATCTCATCATTAGGATTTATCATTTATTTTCTCGCAAATTTTTGTAAAAAAATCAATTAACGAATCTGGTGTATATTCACGTTGATATTGTGTGCATCTAACTGTTTCAGGTACATTCCCACATATAGATCGTTTTGGTGTTTCTGTACGTTTTTGAGGTAAAATTGGTAATTCTGATTGATCTATGCCGCATATATATAATTTTGTCATTTTATGAGCTACATGACCAAAATCATATTGATCTATTTCAATTGTAAATCCACCAAAAT